CTCAAGCAAGGAGATAAAAGCATTAAGTTTGCAGACGTATTTCAATTTGTTACTGGTGACAATAAAGACGGGACAAGTCCGTTTTATTTCAAGAATGGAAAGATTGTTGTCAATACCACTAAGCTAGCCAAGAACTTTAGTTTCATTAGCAATAAGGCAATTGAAAATGATGAACAAAAAACCAGCATTGCTTTGATGGTAGCATCTACTGTTCGCGCTGCTCTTGAGGAAGAGATTCTGCACTTGGCCACAGTTAATGCATTTAAGCCTAGTGAGCTTGTTGGGTTTTATGATGAGCTTCAATCTCTTGGTTACTTCAATGACATGATTGACCAAATTCGCGCAATGCAAGGAATTGACAATGCGAATGATTCTTTAACTGAAGCTGAAAAGATTGTCATTGCTGCTGAGATAATGTCATTCACGCATCAACGTGCAATCAATGGAGCTACGTATGGAGATGAGTATCAACGTCTTGTAGATGGATTGTATGCTAGGGCCGACCAAGGTGGACGCGCTCTTGAGACAGCTCGCCAATACGGGCAGACATTGAACAACATTCTTATGGCTCGCGCTGCTACGTCTTTCATGTCTCCCAAAATGCAGCAAATGCTTGAAAAACTGAATAAGGCCAAGGTTAAGCTTGGTGTAAATCAAAGACTCAATAATACCGACAAGCTTGTTGCTGGCTATCTTAGTGAGCAATACAAGATGAATAGAGCTAATCTTCAAAAGTCTATTGATAGCGCGTTCATGCAGGAGTCTGTTGCTGTTGAAGAGTTCCGTTCAGAACTTAAAGCAATCAACATCCCTATTCGTCAGGTTATTGATATTGATTTCCAAAACGGAACAATTGAAATTGATCCAGACTTTGCTAAGTATTATCAGGCTAAGTATGGCACTGATAAATATGATGGGATTGTTGCTTACTTTAGCCGACTAAATGAAAGTCAAGTAGCTAAAGACCTTGCTCGCTCTGTTCGTTCATCTCGCCAAGTAATGGATGCAATGCGTGTCTCTCTTGATTTAAATGATGGATTAGACAATCTTGCTGCTCAACTAACTGATGGTAATTTTGATTCAGTAATCGAATACTTGAAGAACTATTCTCCAGCAGATGGCATTTCATTTGATTCTTTAATTCAAATTGCTCGTTCTTTTGAATTTGATACAAATGTAACTCTTGCAAATAATTTAGACAAAGGAGCTATTGCTTCAAGTATTTTGGATTTGTATCAAATACAAAGTCCGTTTTACAAAAATGATCCAAGGGTTGATGTTTATGGTAATTTAAAAGCAAGGCCAGATGCAGTAAAGTTTTTAACAACAATGTTTTCTGGATTAATTGAAAGAAGCAACTCAATGGATGATAGGTCTTTTGTTGATTATGGAATTTCTCAAGTTGTTCCTAGTAATATTGTGAGTCAAGGGGCAGATGCAATTATTGATTTCTTGTTTGATTATTTTTTAGCATCTGGCAAAAATAGTAATTACAATAGAGTTCAACAAAACATACAAACAAAATCAAAACTAGATGAAGCATTATCTTTGCTTATAAATAAAAACGCAGCTCCCAATCTCGCTACTGTTGTTCCAGCTTATGCTCCATTTGCTCAAGCTGTAAATAACTACAATGATCTTGTTCTTAGTTATGATGAAATTATCTTGAACAAAAACCTTAATCGGGTTGATGACTTTGGACGCGAATTTATTCCTCTTACTAAATACATTCCCAAACTCAGCAGAGGAATCAACTTTCAGCCTAACTTGTTTGGTTATGCAAATCAATATCCGTCTGAGGCAATTAACGATAGAAGCGCAGTTGCTGATAGAAGAAAACGTAAAGAAAGCGAAGATACAATCAAGCAATCCATTGAGTGGCAGAATTTGTTTTTGGGGCGTTATACGAGCAATGATCGTCAGGCCAACCCAGACAAGGTAATGGCTCACGAAAACAATGCTAACCATGCTGGCGAACAAGAATACAATCTCTCTGTAATTGGGCGCATGATTGCTGCTCCACTATTGTATTCCACCTTTGATACTGATGGTAATCGCATTGATAGACAAATGTCTTATAATGAATACTATAAGACAATGGGCTTCCAGCCTATTGTAAATAGAGTTCGTGTTTTTGATGGCTACGCTGATCCAGCACCTCTTAATGAAAATCTTTTGAAATACTCTATTACTGACAAAGAAATTAAATTGTCTAGTGATATTAGCGTTAATATTCGTGGATTAAATGGGAAAGCTGCAAACATGGTTTTCAGTGATAAACCATCTGCGTATGATGCAGCAATCAAACAACTTACTGGATTTTTGTTTGAAGGTAATGATGCTGGAATCAAGATTGATGATTGGTTTAATGTTATCTCTGGACTGATTGGATACAATGAGAAAACAGGAGAGCCAATGGTTGTTGAATCCATCAACGGAGAAGAAACATTTGCTTCTAAGTTCGCAAAGCAAATGATGTTTAGATTGTTTGGCAAAAACCCAGAAGATAAGACTGACAGAAATCTAAAAGAATACATTCAACTTCTTGATAGAGCCTACAAAGCTACAAGACCTGGACAATTTGGCGATGTTAAGAAACTTTCCGATAAGGAGAAAAGAGACATTATTAACGAACTTCCTTTCTTCTTGGAGCTTATTGATGCTGCTAATAGAGATATTGGATTGGCGCGTAAAGCCTATTCTCGTTTCAAGAGCAAGTTCCTTAATGGAACAATCAATGCCGATATTCGCCTTATCCAAGAGCAAGGAGCTGCTGGTATTCGCGCTAATGACAATCTCAGAAAAGCTATTGCCGAAAGCTATTATGACATTCAGGCAATGTTTGATATTGAATGGCACTCCAATTACTTAGCAAAAGGTGGGCCTATTGGTTATCAAGGATTGACCGCATTGCAATTGATGTCTGAGTTTGCGCGTATTCCTAGTTCTGCATCTAAAGAATACTTCCTAAAGAGTGGTCAAATGATGCCTGAAGCTGGAAGATCACAAGATGCCTACAAAGCAAGTCTTCAAGTAATGCAATATGACAGACTTCCAAGTGAAATGGATGAAGAGTTTCTTGATGAAAGGGTGCAAAAAGAAGGAGAGTTTACAGAAACCCAAGACTTGCTTCCATCTGGATATGAAGGAACTGCTGAACAGCTTAAAACCAATAGAAGGATTGAAGGCATTCAAGAAGATAAAAGAATGAAATCATGGGTAACCCATGCTGCGCTATCCATCTTCCAAAGTATTCCTAATGCTAAAAAGGATGTTTACAAGAGAACCATTTCTCCAGATAGAGCTAAACGGTTTTTCTATTTGTTTACACAGGCACAGGACAATTTTTCATCTATTGAGGAAAAGAAAAAAGCTCAAGCAGATTTACGTGGTTTAGTTGGCGAAACAATGAGTCAGCTTGGTAAGCGTTATGGAGCAACGGAAGAGTTCGCCCAAATCACCGATAAGCTTTCTACATACAATCATCCATACTCATTGCTTATGGATGTTGTTGAGATTATTGCAGGAAAAGAAAAGCAATTTGTTGATGAGCAAAGATTGTCAGCTGAAAGCATTGCAAACAATGTTATTGAAGGTCTTCGCAACAATGTCATTATTGAGAGAGGCGCTGCAAATCAAATTGACTCCCCTGTGATTGGCTCTGGTTACTACATGTATGGTGATGATGCAAGGAAGCCGCAGCCTCCAGTCTTTGGTAAAAACGCAACTAATTCAGAAAAGAAAAAGGCTTACGATGATTATGCAAGAAATCTTGAAAGATGGAATCTTGAGAAGCGTCCTGAAAGAGCATCGGCTAAATCTACATTTAATCGAAATGCTGTTTCTTCTCAGGAAATACTTGATTCTATTGAGGAGGATATTGAAAAAGGACAATTGCTTGCTGGAACATTGTTCAATGCTCGCACGTTCCAACTCGGTGACTCGGAATCAATGATGGACAGTTCTTTGTTCATGAATACTCCACTGTTTTCTATGCTGCTTCAGGCGTTTCCAAACTTGGTCGTCTATCAGCCAGCGACATACAATGGCAAAACCAAGAACGTATCAAGAAGCATTGATATTGCCTATCTTGAAAATGGAGATGCAGTTCTTTACATTGATAATGCTGTTGGTCTTGGATCGAGTCAGCAACAAGAAATTCTTGAAAAACTCATCATTGCTAGAATTGGTCAAGAACGCGCAATTGGCAAGAATGGATTAGAAAGTGCAATTAACTTTGCTGCTGAAAATATTCGCAAACAAGTTCGCTATGCATTTAATGTCACCCCTGCTCGTATTGACGCAATGGTTGAGAAAGCGGATAGTGCTTTGCGCTCTATTAAAGGAATGCCTCCTGAAGTAATTCAGCCAATGCTTGATAAGTATCGCCAATCTATTGAGAAAGAAGCAACCGAGAAGCTTGCATTGCTTGCTGGCAATATTGCTCCTAGTAGATTTGCCGAGAATGCTTATGGGCTTAACAGTATTGATGCAAACAGTTTCTTTGAGACATTGCTTGGAAAACCAAAAGTCGATAACGTCCCCGTTGATCGCGGCATTTATGAAAACCTGCGCATTGTCACTGAGATGTTCACCAATCCTGAGGCTTATGATGTTCTTAGTAAGATTAAAGCTCCTGAATCAGACCTGATTACTGATACTCTCAATCCAAGATATGAGGCGTTTATCGAGAAAGCTCTCAGAAGATTCCAAGCTAAAGAAGTTCAAAGCTCAATGGCTTTTGAAATTCAACTTGATAAAGGCGGCAAGCAAATGTCGCAACTTGATGAAGATGGATTCCCAGAAACCGAGAGAGACTTAACCGATTATGCTGATCCAGCTTTTGCTGTTGAATTCCTTTACGATGCTTTTGAACGTAATTTCCTTGATGCTGAACCTAGTGAGAAATCTTACGCAAAAATTAAGAAAAACATCAACAAAATCCAAAAGACCAATCCTGATACAATTAGAAACCTTGTTGATAGATTCTTGGCTGAAAGCGCTGTTGCTAATACAAGCGGCAAATTAAAACATAATCAGATTAGTCCGACTAAAGAAATCATTGAGGAGTTGGACTACAAGCCAGACTTTATGTATCGCTACGTTGCGTCTGAGCTAATCAACGCTTTGTCTCCAGCTTCTGACTACGCCTCTACAATTGAAGACATAAAAGAATTACCATCCGAGAAAAGCGCTTACGAGATTATTCAGGGCGGCGCATTCCCTCTTCTTGTTGATAATACTGGTAATGCCAATGTTTCTTCCTATGGCAATCTTACCAACTTCTACTATGGCCATTCTCCATTGACTGACATATTTGAACGCAGACGCAAAGGAGAGTTTGTTGATTTGCTTGCTTCTAAAACACCAGAAGCTAATAACCTTCTTGATGACTACACTAGGTCTTCCGTTAAGTCTGAAGCTAACAATAGAGTTGAAGTTGATGTTCTTGAAAATCCCGATTTGATTTTTGAGATGAGAAATTCACTTGAGAACATAATTGGGGTTGATAACGTAAATCTTGCTGCCGCAAATGTTTCTCGTATTAAACAAAGAAATGACGAACTAAATAAGAGTGCGCGTGAAAGAATCGCAAGTATTGATGCTGAGATTGTGTCTTTGCAACAAGAGGGAAGAAACTCAACTGAAACCGCATTGATTAAAAACGCTGAGAAGAAATTATCTGATGCGTCTGAAGTCATGGATCGCGTTGCATCCGCTATTGCTGATTTGGTTGCTGACAAGCAGATGAAGATGAATAGTTATTCCAATAAAATAGCTAGGTCGCTTTCCGAAAATTCTGGCAAAGCTATTGCTGCTTACAAAGAAAAAGTTACTCAAATTTCAGACACTTATGACGACTACTGCAAAACTCTAATTGAGGAACGTCAATCAAAAGAAATAACGGTTGAGCAATTCAATAGGTCTTTTGGCGACGCTATTAACGAAAGAAATCGTTTAGCGCGTGAAATCAATGCTACGATTACTGGTATATCTTTGCAGATTGCGCAGCAAATTACATCAAATATTGAGAATGGAGCATTTGGTATTCTTCCTCCTAATGCTGAATTAGCGCAGGAAATTGAAAATAGGTATCTTGGCGATTTGTATATTCCACTTATTCTCGATTACCAAGTAGATGAGTCTACGCCAATGGGAATAATGTTTAGCAAGTTCTTAACCGACAAGAGCTTTAAGACTAGAGCGGCAAATAAAGTGTTCTCTGCTGATTACATTAGCAAAATGCTTGATACTTATCTTGCCGACAAAGACCTGCGTGATCGTGTCAGCGCTGTAACCGAAAGCAAAAAACAACTGTTTAGCCAGCTAAAGAAAAATGGCAAACTCAGCAAGATCGTAGATGGCGCAATCAAAGCTAATAGAGACGTATTTGACAGAGAGCAAATTAAGAAAAATGTAGCATCTACAATTCTGACTGATGATAAAGTTCTTGAGGCTTTCAGCAATGAGTTCGCTATGGGCTTTGGCGACTTTATTGATATGCTTGATAACAAAGATGCCGAATCTGGATTAATTGCTGAGTCTGAGGAGGCTATTGGTATTGATAATACTGGAAGAGCCATTAGCATGTTGATTGCTGAACGCGAACAATTGCAGAAAACGATTAAAGAAAGGCAGGGCGACCCATCAACAACCAAACGTATTCTTATGCAGTTGCGTAAGAGCTTGAAGTTTGATGAGAACACAACAAGACAAAGAATCTTTAATCACGGCAATCCTGTTTTTGATATGCTTATTGATCTTGAGTATGATCCAAGCAAGTCAGACGATGATGAACTAAAAGAAAGAATAGAGTTGCAGACTGAAATTATTCAGGAGGCAGCTAGGTTGTTTATTGAGCGTGAAGGAGAGGCTTTGTATAAGGCTTTGCGTGAGGATATTGATGTTTTTGGTTTGGGTTTTGATGTTGAGCAGAACATTGATAATGTTTTGGCTATTGTTGATATTCGCAACAGAATGGCAGAGAAAGCTCAAGACATTTACGAAGCCAATGCTGACCCAGTATTTGATGATGAAATTGCCCAAGCCAATGAGAAAGCCAAGCAGATGTTTGGCGTTACGGTTAAGGACATGGTTACTTACAACCTTGAGCCAGTAGTCATTTACACTGAAGATCGTATAGTTGATGGTGAACTAGTTAAAGCTGATAGCGAGAATGCTGTCTACAAAAAGCTAGAAAAGAAAGCTCTTTACACTAGCCAGAAGGAACGTCTTCAAAACTATGCTCTGTTTATTGAGGATGAATATCAAACAAGCGTATTCATGCCAACAACAACAAGACTACAAGACCTACCAAGCAAAACATATCTTCTTTACAACCAAGGCGCTCAAAACGAACTCAAGCAAATTAAGCAGAAGTCAGGAGCAAAATGGACAGTTGATAGCAAATTCAAAGATATTGTTTTCCGTGCTGCTCAAAACCCAGGAAAAGGTGGACAAGGTGGACTCAAGACTCAAACTCACAAAGAGATTGATGTTGATCCTAGCTCTGCAATATCTAATGCTTTAGCCAACGCAACTAAAGTTGATCCTAAAACTACGGTTAAAGACTTCATTAAGATGGCCAAGAAGAACTTCAGTGGTTTCTTCATCAAGAACTCAATTGGTCAATCCATCAGCGACTTTGCTCAAGGTATTGGCATTGTTGGGACAATTAAGCCAATCAACAAGCTAAAGGATGACGAAATCAAAGATGCGTTTTCTGAGATTTACTCATTTGCCAGCGATGCGAATAATCAACAACTCTTGCAGAATTCTGGCATGGAGCTTTTGACTAAAGCAAAAGGCCAGTATTCCAAGGATGAACAAAAAGCTATTGTTGAAAAAGCTTACGGAATCGCAATCAAGGAGAATCCATTCTTGAATCCAGCATCAAAAGCTAGCCATGCATTGCTTCTTTATGAGGCGCAGCTTTCAGATATTATCAATATGCTAAACAGCAAGGATATGGAGAGCAAGGGTCAGAACTTTACTGTGTATGTCGAGCAAGCAGTTGATTCTATTGGCAAACTATTCAACATTGAGGAAAACATTAAGTCTGCTCGCCCGATTGAGCCATACAACCTGTCTCGCGGGATTGCGGATTTAGACTTGGGTCACAACTACGCTAGACTCTTCTCTATTCTCTATGCGTCCGAAACAATGCATCAACTTGTTGTTGGCGCTATTAGTCCAGAAAAAGCAGATGATTTGCTGTCCATGATGACAGTCCATGAGAATGCATTGCTTCGCCGCAAGTTTTCTGGTGGTATTGGATCATACAATGAGGCGCTTAACCTAGTTGGATTGATTGACCATGGCATTAACGGGGCTTCTGGCAGAAACCGCTATAACGCCGAGTATCAAGCGTTCCAGAACAAGATGGGCAATGCATCCAAAGACCTTAATAACGACTTTTTAAATGGAGCTAAAGCAATGCTTATTGCCTCACTCAAAGGAATTAAGATGGCAAATCAAAAGGATGGCGGAACTGAAACTGATTATGCATTTAAAGTTCACCAATGGGCTTACATGTTCCGTGCTGGATACAAAGACTACAAGAAAATTGATGAGAACAAAGACAAGTTTAAGCAAACAGCTAATAAACTCTCAAGAACAATTTCTAGAATCAAGCCAATTGGAAGAAAGCAAGCAAGAGAAGGCGCTGCTACTGACGAGATTTACTCCTTGCTTGAGAGAGATGTAAATTTTCTGGCTAACATTATCGGCATTAAGTCTTACAGTGAAGCTGAAATGGATACGTTTGTTCAAAACATGATTAGCAAACTTGAGGTTGGATTAAGCCAAGAAGAATCTGCGGCTGTAAGCAAATACTCAAATGCGCTTCTCGAAGAGTTTAGCGACATTTATGAGGCTCACAGAATAGCCAATATGTTTGCGACAAGAGACAATAGGGTTAAGATTAGCGAAAACAAGATTCAATCACCAGAGAAAATGAGCGACGCCCTTGGTCGTCCGTATTCGATTCTTCCGCTCAAAGCTGGATATGTTCGCAACCCATTGAATGATTCTGATAACGAGTTTGATGAAGGCTCCTTGTCTATCAATGAGTTCATTGGATTTGAGCGCTCAAGCATGAATTACAAAGGAAGACGCTCACTCTCCGTTAAAGAGAATGTTGGTGATCCACTTCGCCCACTCGACCTCAATCCATTCACAGCTGTTGACGGATTGGCTTCTGACGCAATGTATAGAACATTCCTTGCTCCTACCTTTGGAGTTATTAAGAAGTTGATGGGTAATGTTGAGTTCAATGACAAGCGCCAGATGGTAACGAGTGAAGGGTTCCTTCATGGCATTGCATCTGAGGAGATTGGCGGAATTAAAAATAGCGAATACTTCCCGCATGTTGCTTCTTATATCATGCACACAATTGAGAAGAACATTCGCAATGACATGCCCAAGCTTCTTGAGGACAGCTTTCTTAGCGACATGATTAAAGTTGGCAATATCTCAACTCTTGTCAGGGCATTGTTTAGCGTTTGGCAGATACCAATTAACGGAGTCCTTCCTGCTGTGTCTAAGTATCTAAACATCAGGATGATGAATGCTTTTAGTCACCTAAATTGGTTTGGCGTAACTCATAAACCAGTCGAAGCATTGTCTTCTGCTTATAAACACGCCATAATAAACTATGGGAAAGACCAAAGCGATATTGCTAAGTTTGTTAAAGAAAACAGCATTAACAGTTATAAGTGGAAAGCGGAAGGATCGAACACAAGAGAAACTCAAATCAGCCTAGCTAAATACCATAAAGAAAACAGAGTCAAATATGGCAGTAGATGGCTTGCTGCTCGCGTCAGAGACGTTGGCGAAAAGTCTCTTGAATACACTATCGGCGCTCCAGAAAGAGCAAATGTTCAGGCAATTTTCTCATTTGAGCTATTTAATGAACTGCAAAGAACAATGGGCGACAAAGCTCCTCAAACTATTGAGGAAATGTTCAAGATGAATCCAGATGATATTAGCACATTGGCCAAGACCAAGGCTGATATTATGGTGGCTGACTTCATGGGTATGAGCGACAAGGCCAAGAAAGCTGGGGTTTATAACCTTGATGTTAAGCGTCCATTGGCAAGTCTTCTTGTTTCTGGTTTAACGCGATTTGGTAACCACAAGCTTACGACCAATGCTAACCTGATGGTTTATGGAAAACATTTGTTCATGAGAGCTTTGGATAAAGAACAATACGATAAAGACATAACTCAAAATGCCGTGGAAAACGTAGCTGGAACATTGCTTCAAAACGTTCTTTACCATTTTGCCAAAGCGCAAGTTATGATTCCAGTGTTCACATGGGGTGCGGCTGCATTAACTACATTCTTTGCAGAGTTCTTTGATGAAGATGAGCCTGATGAATCCAAACTCCAAGTAATCAATGAGAGATATTATGATTGGCTCGAAGCAATGACTCAGGTTCTTCCCGAGCAGTTGTTTGTTTTCAACTGGATCAAAGAGCAAATCTTCCCATACATGAGCGCCTACAAGAACATTGACGAGGGCATTGGCAGCGGGCTTACCGAAACTCTTGCTAAGGCTACGGAGAATGCAATGTGGGAAACTACGGGATTTGTCCCAATGTTTGGAGCAGGCCTTGGTATGCCAGCAATTGAGTCAGCTGCTAAGGTTGTGACAAGCTATGGAGCTAGTGCAATCATGGGAGTTGATGAAGAGCAAACATATAAAGACAGAATGGCTGAAAATCGTGATAAGCTGCGTCAAGCAGAAAGAGCTTTCGGAACATTCTATTCCCCGATTAGTGAGCCGATTGAGGCAACTAAAGACATGAGTGCTGTAATTTTGAATTACATGACCCCCAAAGATGGCTTTGATGGCATATCAACTCAAGAGTTTGTGTATGGCTTACTCAGCCAGTCAATGGGGACAAGAGAAGGCAAAACAAACCAAGCTAGAAGGCACAAAGAAGAAGGAGGTTGGGGGAGCGGATATTAAGTATCCAATCCCTTAATCTTAGTGAGAAGAGAACTCCCTGACTCAAGACGCAATTTAATAATTTGCTTATCTACTGGAGTTATAGTTCTTTTGCTCATCAACACTCTAATAGCGTCAAGCAACAATGGGATAATGCGAATAGCCTCCATTTTAACTTCATAAAGTTTAGAATTAGCAACCTTTGGTGGCTCAATAGAAATGACTTCTTCTTCTACTGTTTGTGTTTCTTGTTTTGATTTTTTGGGCATATTTTTCTTTGCTTGATTCATATTGTAGTTGAGTTAAGTCCCCACCGATACTTGCCTCGGTAGGCACGGCAACACCTAAGTATGTCAGACTGGCTGAACCCTACCACGGGCCGTGTTCGTCTTTAGCCATTGACTATGTAGTTGACCGACTACCCACGGTTATCTTGCGTCCAAGAAAATTATTCTGATAGTATTTTATTAACTAAAGTTACAACGTCTCCTATTGTTTTGCAGGATTCGAATTGTTCTTCGTTCACTCTAATATCAAAGTCATCTTCTACATACATTGCCATTTCTACAATGTCTAAGGAATCAAATCCAATGTCGTCAAATGTTGACTCAGGAGTTATGTCTTTCTCATTGAATTGAAAATAGTCTCCCAAGATTACCAGTATTTTTTCGTATGTATCACTCATATTGTTAAATTTTTGCGGTGTTGAATGGGGCCGCAACTCCCTGAACATCGCCCCCTTTCTCAACTAACGGGACACAGGAGGAACTGAGCAACCCCCTTGGCTTTTTACATGTTCAAAAACGTTCCTTTAGGATTCACAAGCCAGCCATCAGCTTTTGCCTGAAATGTATTATGGTGAATCCATTCGTGACAATCATGACACAAAGGAAGAACAACGCAACAAAATTCTCTTGTTGTCCGACGATACGGATGGTGAGGCTCAAAGTCTCCATTGAATATCGTCCAATTGCTCCCTCTTTTACAGCATCGAGCGCAAGCTGTAGGCACATAGGAATACAGAATCTTCTTGTATTGCTCAAGCCATTCAGCTCGCTTCTCTGACACTCGTCTCATCTTATTGCTTCTAAATAATGCGTATTAACGTCGCCCATTGTATTTCCACACAGTGGACGAGACCAACCTTTTTCTGTTGCGGGAAAACAAGAATACAATACTCCATCTTGTCTCCAGCCAGTTCCTCTATATGCCTATCTACCAAATCCTTCTGGAAGAGGAGGAGCTGGAAACTGCTTGAATAAATTATCCATTACTCTGGATTCATCAATTTCTTGACTAGCTTCTTCTTCTAAACTTGTAAATACAGATTTGGGTTTTTCTGCCTCAACAAAGCCAATGCAATGAAGAATCTCAAACCTTCTTTTAGGTTGCTCTTCAGCCAAGCGTTTAGCTTCCGCAATAGCTGATTCTTTGGTTGCGTGTTGGTATTTTGGCGCGTTGCCATAAGGGTAGTAAACGTAGTAGTAGTCCATATTAGTGTTTTAATTTCTTTTCAAATTTATCAAACATGTCCATCAAAAGCATTTCAATCATTTCGGACAAGCTAATTCCTCCAAGCGCAGCTAAAGCTTTTGCTTTATGAATTACAGATGGATCAAGTGTGATTGCGAGATTTTTTCTTTTGGCATTTTGATTTAATTTAGGTCTTCCCATGTTAGTGTTTTGATTTTGGAAGTTCGTCTTTATCGAGTGTCTTTTTGAATCCCACATTTGCAGCAGTATGGAAGACAACAATGCCTTCGGGGTTCATAAATCCTGGGGCTGCTTGGCTTCCAGTGGCTCCCAAGTAAGTAAGAACAGCTTCAATACGTGCAGTATCAAAGATTCCTTGGTAAAGAATAGGAACAAGTCCTACGCACGGAGGGAGAACATCTTGGTATTTTACAGTATTAGGGTTTTGGCTAGGAATGATTTGAGGCTCTTGCCCATGCAAACACCAGCGAGTTACGTTAAACAGGCTCAGGCGCTTCTCTGAGAGGCCATACTTCCTTTGGATGCCTTGACCCCACCATTCGCCAAAATGCGTTCCTACGCCAAGTGTGCGCAATTCCATAGCATTATCATAAACCCATGAAGCAAAGCCAAAGTTGTCATCAACAAGCGTAATCCATCTTGTTCTGCTGCCCGCAAGCATTTTGTAGTCTAGCCCATCTTCTCCAAGCCATCCCACGATAGCATACGGGTCTTCTCTGTGATTGCCATGAGTAATATGAATGCTGGCGTTGGTTCCATCAATTTTTTCGAGGACTAAGCATTCCCTGTTTAATCTTGGTATTTTATTAAATTGCTTGAATTGTGGTGTCATATTATATGTTTTTTAAATGTGATTTTCCGCTTCCAGTTCGCCTATCTCTCGTCCTTATACGATGACAGTTGGCACAAACTAAGTCGCATTTTTTCAGTTCTATTTGAATGAGTTCCATGCTGTAGTGGTGGGCAAACATGCTTCCTATATTATAAGATTTTGTTGTTTCTTCGCGGTGATCAAAATCCATACAACATATTTCAAATGTATTTCCACAATCGCAACATGGCTTGGATTTTATTTCGTTCATCCAATTTCTGAGAGCTGTTACCTTTGCCCCTGTTTCACGCCATCTACCTTCTTCTTTATATCGTTTTGCTCTATACTTCCGAACCGTTGCATTAAGTCGTTCTCTATTGTTTTGAGTCCAGTTTTTATATCTGCATTCTTTTGAACAATATTTTTGACTTTTTTTGCTTTTTGTCGGAATAAATTCTTTTTTGCATTTTTCGCATGTATTATAATCCATAAAGCTATTATGGACTAAACGGCTCAAGAATCAAGAGTTTTTTCAGTGATGATGCATTCTCTTGATAATCTTCCCATCTTGGGGAACTCTTTGAATTTTGGTGTTTCCATATTTGTTTTGGTTAATTGGATTGCATTAAGTGTCATGTTTTGAAGTCATTTCTGACAGGCACTAGCGTATTATCCTGAGTCGCCACCACAGCCTTAATGCAAAATTGTTTTAGTTGACTAAATTATTCCCAAGGTTTTTTGGAATACATGGGGCGAACAACGCCAGGATTTGCCAAGAACCGCTTGGTTTCTTTGTCAAACCACACGTTGGTCATTGGTATCTCGCCAGTTGCTCGCTGCTTTCTGCATAGAATTTTGCCACATGGGGTAGATTCCCAGAACTCTTTGATAGCAGATTCAGGATAGTCATTAGCCACCATCTCTGCAATACGCTCATGCTTGGCAACGTCACGCCAAACAGTGATGATGTTTTCTGGCATGTTACCCCATTCGCTAGCACCCTGAATCTCAGAGATTGCTGGTGGGCCACTATTATTTTCACCACTCTTACGTGGATGGGCAACAACATGAACATGCACAGGATAGTTTGAGGCAAAGACACGAATAGCATCAATGGCACTAGCCTGAGCGGTGTTATCTCCACGGTCAACATCCATAGTCATTACGTTATCAATAACAAAATTGGTTACGCCATATCGTTTGTGCGCATGGATAAACATGTTGATAAGCTTGAGGGGGTTGGCTTTCTCCCTGCTCTTGTAAATGAATACATGATCGCTGAGATATTTGTATGCTTGCTCAAACTCTAAGCCATTGGCAATCTCCGTGCTGCCAGTCATGTTCATAAGGATTGAACCGAACGTGCGCTCTGGAGGCTGCTCAAACGAAGCAACAACACTCATTACCCCACGCGCAGCTAGATTAGCCACCTGATTCTGAACAGCCTGAGACTTACCTTGACTGGTGTAACCAAACCACAAAGTAACCTCATGCTTACGAAAAGTAAGATTGAAGCCAGGGACAAAGAAAGGATCACCATCAGAAAGATAATCACCCTTAATAAAGTCAAGAACGCCACCCTTCATGGATAGAGGATCAACAATCTCATCAAGCTGACCCTTGGCAGTAGATTCAATCAAATTGAGAATCTCATTGCCGCGATTGGCTTTGAGCATGTCATTGGCGTCTTTAAGTGGAAGCTGGACAATAATGCAGCGGTCTGAGCCAAGGCGAGCCGCAGCGTCAGATGCACACTTCTTGCCAGCGGCATCGTTGTCCATGATTAGGACAATTGTATCAAAGTAGGAAAGGTATTCATAGTCCTCCTTGATCCAGTTCATATTGGATACGCCAGAAGGAATAGAGACAGCGGGAAGCCCAAGCTCATACATAGCCAAAGCATCCCACTGCCCCTCAACAATAATTAATCTCTCTGAATTGACGGAGGGATCACAAACGTCTTTACCAAACAAGTTGTGGATTGGATTTGCATTCGTCCACATGGTCTTGTTGTTATCAGGCATCCAATGTTTTAGCATGCTCAACTTATTGTCACAGTCGTAGTGAGGAAAAATAACTTCACCTTTAGGACCAGTTTTAACATTGTAAGCATCCAGTGTTTTTTGACTGATTTTACGAGAAGCTGCATAGTCAATGCATTCTTTCCTTAGATCGCCAAGAAGATTGGATAATGATTGATAACTACTAGAGCGACTTGATCCAGTAAAGTTCTGAATGGGAGTAACATTTAAGAAATTACCCAGCCAAGCAATGCTGGCAGGAATGCTCATACCCTTAACAAGGGATACTAACTTCCAAGCACTACCCTTGATAGAGGGGTTGGCATGGTCGTAGAATTGCCCGATGTTGTGGGATTTGGTGGAGATGCTCATACTGTCACCAGCATTGCCATCAATGTCTCCGATGCGGTAGCCACCAGTTTGTTTTTTAGCATTAGGAAATAGAGTTAATACAAACTCATCAATTCTGCTTTCGAGTTTTGATTTGATTTCCTGTAAGTCGTAAATGTTCTTAGTTTCACTCATTTATTTGTGTTTTGTTGTGTTCGTCAATTAAGTCAGTAACGCTATTTGCCCCAATAATGGAGCAAACAGTTCCAATAATTGTAACCAATAGGTTAATTTTTAATTCATGAGCAACAGGGAAAAGCAAAAGCATTCTTTTGATTTCTCTCTCCATTGCTTCATGTGATTGATTCTCGGGCAAATCCGAGATTCGTTTAACCTCTGATTTCAAATCATCATCATCAATAGCAAGGCTAATTTCGTCTTGTAGGAACGTCGTGAATCCGATTATGTCCCCAATGAAGGTCCGTAGGTCAATTGGATTTTGACTTCCTTGTCCTCCTCCTTCAGCGTGTTGGTCTTCAGATTGATGATTATGTCCCCCGAAGGCTCCGTCAATGATTTTATTCTCGTCCATATGTTGTCTTCTTTACTGTATACAAGGTAATCAACGGTTGCATCTTTACAGGCGTTGATAAGGTCTTTGATTTGATCTTTGCTGGTGATACCTTCAACCACCGAGCGACCTAGCCGTTTCACAATGCTAGCCATTGAGCGAACATCTTTTGAGGACAAGCCAACCTCTTCTGCTTTTTGAAGCAAAAGTTCTTTATCTTCTTTTTCAATCTTAGCGTAGAAAGCTTCTTTGTGGTGAGTGAACGACAAAGCATACTTTTTATGACCATACTCTTTGAATACACCAACAGCAGTAACAACCGTGTTGTATGCTTTCTCTGAGGTTTCCAGCACCTGACCAATATCAAACTGTGAACCAAAGTAGTTCTCAAGTTCATTGGTAATACTGCCAAGCAACCAAGTTGAATAATCATTGATCTTGTCGGTAGTTTCCCGCGCAACGAAGATGCGATCAATAACTTTGTAGGATTCTTCAAGCGTAGGAGGATTGTCAGCCCTGAGAGTGGCCATACCAGAGTTATTGATATGGAAGAACTCAGCAATAGGATTGGTTACAATCTGCACCATCTGGGCAATCTCGCTGTTCTTTATCTCTGCTTGAGCTTCAACAATGTCTTTGTAAATAATAATTTGTCCTTCAGTGTTATCTACAACCTCAAACTCAACATCTTCTGGTTCAGCAGGAACATCATCTGGCTTGTCAGATAAAAGACTAATGATTTCCTCAACACGTTTACGTAATACGCCAGAGTAAGCGCCAAGGAACACTTGTTTTCCTTCGCTAAACAATGTCATGACTTCTGTCACAACATTAAATGGCACTGAGTAAGACTCGCTGATGTATGGGTAGTCATCTGGAGTGATTTCTTCTCCTTCAAAGTAGATTTGTTTTTCCATTGTTTTGTTTCTTGGTTATGTTGTTTTTGATATTTTGTTTTAGTCTTGAATAGGTTGCTACTCCATTTTTCTCTTGAGCTTTAATAATGCTTCCATCGTAAAGGTCAATAATGTGCATCAAGCCTCCGTCGACCAATGATCTTGGCATTCTTTTGGCAGTCTCAAGTTTGCGATACTTAGAGATAACCAACGTTCCTTTCCAGATACTCAAGACAAGAAAGTGGTAGTTCTTTCTAATCTTGATTGTTTTAGCAGAAAACCATCTGCAATACCTCCACAAAGGGAGGCAAGCAGAAAACTTGGTAGGTAGATATAGTGTAATCATGCGTCGTTGTAATCAACAATGTCAGTTTCAAAGCCACAGCCAATGACAGCTCCGCCATAAAGCAAAGCATCGAAGCGTTCTTCTTTGCTTTGAGATTGATTGAGAAGCTTATCCACTGTTCCCAATGAAACAACTTTTTCAAAAAGGTCTTCATGGTTTACTGGATACCATGTTTCAAACAGAGAATCATACTTGATATAGATGAATGTATCTGTTGGAATAATGGCGGTTTTTTGAGTAGTTGGTTGCGCAACCCCTTCAGACTTAGGGCCATACTCAACAATCTCAGAATTGCCTTTGATAATTGATTGCAACTTTTCTAGTCGGCTTTTTGATTTGCATCCAGCTACAAACTCTCCATTGGAAAATAGAGCATAGATTGTTGGAGGATCTGCTGGCACGGCTGGTTTGGTTGGTGGAGTCAAAGAATAGTCGTATTTGGTGAAATCTAAATCAGAATTTGTGTCATACTCCCATTCCGCGTCGGGATAGCCCTTGAGTTTTGAGTAAATGTCTTTGCCTTGGGCGCAGCCCACGATGATATCAATTTGGTTTGTCATAATTATTGGAGATTAGTTGGCTAAAGCTAGGCTGGAGGTAAGGAGTTTTTCTCCACGCTTGACGTTGGTGTCCCAGTCAGATTCGAAACGAGAAGCAGCAAGCCCCTTGGTAGCGGCAGAAGCACCCCAGTTGCTAGTGTAAGACTGAGCAGATGGATCTTTGCGATTGGATGACTCATGCGTCTCAAACTCTGTCAATGCTTGGAATGCATCAAGACGGGTTTGACCGACGTTTCCACGACCAAACTCAAACAACTCACCAATGCGAGCTACTTTCTGAATAAGCCCATTGGTTGCTTCAGTCATATTGCGTCCTTGAATGCCAGCAGCCCAAGCCTTGGCTTCATCGCGGCTGCACGGTTTCTCGTAAGCACGTTGGAGCATGGCTTTAAACTTATTGGATGTGCCAGCAAATTGGTCAATAGCGTCAATCAGGCGAGCAACATTGACTTCCAGCATCTGCGTGTGCTTGGCTTTGCCAATCTCCGTGCCAGCATTGAGCGTGGCCATGAACGTATTATTGCAAACAGTGCAAAAGTTAAGGTATTTGGCCGTAAGCGCCGTAGATTTGTCAAAGGAATCGAGGATGGTGATGTAGTCTTTGAACTCACGACCAGCAACCTCAAACCCTTCAGTAACTTTGAGAGATGCAAAAATCTTCTGGCGATTATCTACTGTGCCAGCAGAAATAATTTGATATGGAGTGCTGCCCATACCTTTTTTGATAACCTCCCAAAACATAGAAATGGAGGATGGTTGATAAGAGGATGCATATGGCTGACCAACTGGAAGCCAGTCATCATTAGCTAGCAAAATCTTGAACTCAGGATCTTCAAAGTAAACATCCTGACCAAGATTATCTTGTTTTTTGTAGAAGATGGGAGACTCGACAACCTCATGGGGCATAGAGTTCTCTCTGGTAACCTCGTCAACGACAGTGGTTAGTCCGTGCCAAGCCTGGAAAATACCTGCTTGAATATCTCTCTGTTCAATTTTGTGTGACATATTATTTGTTTGTGTTATTGTTTCGGCATGAAGCCATCTGGTGTATCCATAAATCCCCCCGTCTCCATACAATGGAAGGGAGAGACTGTGAAAGTTAGTAGTGCTGCGCAATCTATTAAGTTGCTTAACATTCCATTTGAGGAAATTGATTTATTTCTTACTGAGGTTTACAAGGCCAATCCTATGCTTGTTAGTGACGCCGACTCTATTGCGACAAGAAGAGTTCATTTTTCAGACATACAACAATACCTCAAGGCACTAAAGTCGCGCTGGATGGATTCAAAGATTCCAATCGTTGATGAAGAAACTGCAGAAAAAAGATTTAAGATTTGCGACACTTGTCCCCAAAAAATTAGAATTGCTGGTTGTTTTGGATGCTCGTCTGTAAGTAAATTGTTAATGCATATTCCCTACAACTTCACTTATAACGAAGTAGGTTGTGGAGTTTGTAGTTGCTATCTCAACAATAAAGTTTGGATGGGTAAGGAGGTTCTCAATGAGGACTCAAGAAACTTAGAATATCCTGAGCATTGTTGGATTAACAAGATTTAGATTTTTGTTCTTTGGTTACTCCAGCATGACATTCAATGCACAAAACCCTAAAGCCATCTATTTCACAGAATAGTCTTTGAGCAAACCCAGGAAGATCGTCAAAAGAACTCAGTGATCCAGCGGGAATAATGTGGTCAATGTTTACTTCCTTACGTGGAAACTCACCACAGCATAATGCACATTGATAATGCATGGCTAGTCTACCAGTCTTTTTGTTGATTAGCTTTGCTGTTTCTGCCTTCTTGAGGCAAGCATAGGCTGGCTGCCAGCGAGATGATGCTCTTCTCAATGCTGTCCTAATGAATTGAAAGAACCTAGCATTAGTCCATTGACCACTACAAAATGGACGAGCAATGTCTGCGCGTTTGCCTCTCTTAAATTTTGTTTTTGTCTTCATGGCACAACTCGCAGGAGAACTTCATTAATTTAAGTGACTCCGCCATTTTTTCTGAAACTCCTTTATCTGGAAACTTGATGAATGACATGTGCTTCCATGAGTAGTAACGCTCTACGTCATTGTTGATTTCACGGGCATTTGCTTTTGATCCGCATGTTGTGCATTGAAGGACAACTTCTTCTAGTAGAACTTTATCTGACATTGTTTAGTTGGCTAAAAAGGCAGACTTTAAGCGGTCTGCCAGCGCTGCTATGCATTATACACCATCTGTCGCCAGACTGGTATTACTACTTTCTCTCAAAAGGCTTCTTCTTCAACCTCATTGACAAAGGTTTGCTTGAGTTGCTTTTCACCAAACCACCATAGAGCCGCAATCTGAGGGGCGTTTTTAGTGATTTCATTAGTGATTGTAGCATCAATCTCCATTGCAATAAGAGCTTGCTGAAGTTCATAAGTGAAGAGTGCGATCTGACGAGCCATTTCGTCAAGAGGGATTTTGTTGGAGCTACCACCAAGACCAGATTGTGGTTGGCTAGGAGCTGATGGAGCAGCGCCATTGGAGTCAACAGTGGCATTCTCAGTAACAATGCTAGTAACGCCATTGTAGTCATTACGCTTAATCTTGCCAATGAAGGTAACGGTGTCGCCTTGATTGAGATTGAGGCTAGCTGCTGCGCCCCATAGGGTCATCTTGGATTTGCCTGAACTGTCAGATACGGTGATGTTACGCATAGCTTTACCTGTTTTGGTAACAGATGCTGGGAATGCGCTTTCAATCTTGACTGGGCCAAGAGACAATGCTTCTCCTTTAGGTGGGAGGTTCAATACTTGATGGATAGATGTAGACATATATGTTATTCTAGTTTGGTATTCAGTTACTCCTTACAGACTTTGTTGATATTGCGCACACACGTGAGCAAATCCGCAGAAGGATTGGCAGAAAGTTTTTTCGCCAGCACGTTTCTCAATAATCTCGCCTGGCTTTTTATCTTCTTCGGCTTCGGCAAGAGAATCAAACAATCGTCTTGCTCGTTTACTATCTGGTTTTTTAACAGCATAGGTATCTGGTTTTGCCCATTGTTCATCCGAAGTGCAATTTCTTGACTGCCCCAAGGAAGCTAATAAATGCTGTTCGGTCAAGGAGTAAATTAGTTTCTCAGCTTCTTGTTCGTCATATGGATGGATGAAGATTTTGAATGGAGTTTTGGGATAGGTTGGGTCAACTTTGGACTGCATGTATTTCCAATCACGCTGGAAATAAACAACGCCTACATACTCACAATGAATACCATTACGGGATGCGAGCCAAGCATTCATCTGGACTTGCTTGTAATGCTCGTCCTTCATTTTGTCTTGAATGCCGCCAGTAACTTTGTAGTCATAGACACAGTTATCAGCCCAAAAGTCCATTTGGCCAGAAATGGTAACGTCGCGATCTAATACTTTTATTGTCGCAAAGTTACGCACTTCGGCCAGTTCGTTGTCTTCCGCAGACACATAGTTTTCTAGGATGGCATGAACTGCTGTCCCTAGTAGTGCCATAAAGCTCGCGTAGCCATCTTTGATGGGTTCATGCTGGGTTGCATGGTAAGTGCGCTGTGGAGGACTTACAAGCTGGGTAACAGAGAAGTCGCATTTACCTTTGCTGTATTTATCATCTGCCAATGCACGGGCAAATGGCGCTGGCATTGATTCAATTTGTTTTGCTTGATTCATTTTGTTTATATTCTATGAATAATGGACATTTGTAATTCACTAATTCTGGTGGAGCAGTCCAAGGAACCAATCCCCAATTACCATTAGCGGGAGCTAATTTCCTGAGACAGTTCCTGCATTGATGCCATTCTTGTGTCTCTGCCGCATCATACGTTAAACCAGCACAACGCGCAACATCATTCGGTAAAAAGGGCTTCATTTGTTCTCAATCAGCCAAATCAATTTGGAAATAGTTTCGCACAGGTATTGTTCATACGTCCTGCTTTCGTCGTGATACCCCAGAATATGGGAGAATTCTTCCATGAGGGTAGAGATGAGGTAGTCTTGGCTCTTGAATGCGCGTTCGGTAAGGTAGACACACTTCTGATTCTTTCTGTCAACAAAAGCAACAAGCTCATTGTCGTCAATCTCAACACACTTAACATCGTCAAAAATGGGGAGTCCGCAGTTAAGCATGGAGGCTAGTGCAGCACTGAGCATTTTCTGCTGTGTTACACTAAACGCAATCTCATTGTAATTATTCTTCTCAAGTTTGGGGAGGAATGACTTGAGACAGTTAAGCAATGTATGTGGATTAGACGCATTGAATCGCTTGATAGCGTCAATCATGCTTTCGTGCGGTGTAATCCAATCAGCGCAATAGAAGTTGTTCTCTGCCCAGCTACCAGCAAGCATGAACTCTTTTTTGCTTTCTTCGTATTCTGTCTGGAGAATAGACTCAACAATACGGCGTTGAACTTGATACTCGCTCTGGTAAGTTCTGTCTTCAGTGAGGGTGAGTTCTTTGAGGATATTGTAGCCAAACCTAGTTGACTCCATTTGGCCAACTAAAATGTTTCTGTAGAACACTTTGCCAACATATCTGGAATCAAGGATTTGAATGTCATCATTCTCGTAAATAACATTTTGTTCGCTGTTTTCTCTAAGAATGTAGTCTTCAATGTTTCTGGCAAACTCGGCAATGTCTTCAGACTCAATGACAAATGCCGTGCATCCGTCTGGAGTCTTAATAATTTCATCGTTTTCAGTAATTTCCATGAAGCCATTCTCATCAATGGTGTTGCTGTAAAGTTCGCGGAGAACAGTCCAGTTTTCCCAATGGTTGCCATAATGGGTGGTGAATGGAAGCTTCTCATCATTGCATGTAACAATATCATGTTCGTTGCCACGGAAGTCTGCTTTGGTGCTGCCGAAATGATAAACTTTGACTGCATCTCCAGAGTTAGCTACAGCTTTGATTGGCCAACCATTGCGAACGCAAATAGCAATAGCATACTTGAGTCCAGTTCCAAACTTGCCAATTGGATTGGAAGAGTTGGGCTTGGCGGAGACTCCTACGAGACTCCAAGACAATGGGTTGATGATGCTTGGTGTGATGAAGTGGACTTTCATTTTATTCAGTTTTCGTATTTAAGTGTATCAACATTGATGCAATCATTTATTCTGATTAAACATTCACTTAATTCATCAAGCGAAGCTATCAATAAATGATCGAGATTTAGTGGCTTATTATTGGCTTGATAGGCTGTAATAAGCATTCCGTAGTCATGATGTGCAAAATTTTTGATTATGTTTAGGTATTCTGCTTTTTCTGAGATTTGTTGAACAAGCTCTTTCTCTCTGGGTTTTAAGTAAAACTTAGGAAACTTTAATATCTTTTTTTGCAATTTGGGCATAAGCCTTGTCCGTTTTTTGTGAAATTTAATTTTGATTTACAATCACGGCAAAACCCAAGGAACTTACATAGCTTGCCGAGGTAGTAACGGAATTTGTGACTCATTCACTGCATCCTTTCACGGCGGCGAGTTCCTTGTTCGGCTGATAATGATTGCGGCACAGCGTCTCCCATGTTTCGTAGGACACTGCGCTATCTGGAGTTTTCATCATGTGGACTGCTGCCCCGCTTTCGAGGTCTGCGAAGCCGATCAGTCTCCCGCACACGTCGCACTTATTCCACAAGTCGCGGCGATGCCGAACAAGACGTGGCTGGTCAACTGCTGCCAGCGTTAAAGTTGGTTCTGTATTCATAGCGTTTTCTCGCTGGCATCAGTGCCAGCACTTTTTGCGATGGCTTGAAGAATCTTGAATCCGTGAGCCGACTTGTGTTCCTGCTTCGGAACTCCTAGAAGCTCGCCAGCGTAATCAATCAAAGAAAACGCTCCATCGCGTTGCTCGCGCGCCTCAGTAAGCTCACGTTCGAGTTTCTGTGCGTGTTCCATCATTTCACTATACCGATCCACAATAATGCGAGGGTTATGTAGTTCGCAATTCAGCGCATCCGTCCTCGGTGTATCACTCATGCTGACCTCCTTTCGCGGCAGCTAGGGCTTGCTTGGCGACATATTGCGGTGAGTAGCCATTATCGCACTGCCCGTCTGCGTATGTGTGCGTTGCGACCATTTCCAAAGCCTCCGCCAGCGTGTCGCGTTGTTGGCGCGTTTCATTGTATTGGCGGTCAAGAAATCCACGGTCTGCGTCACGACTTTTAAGAGTCGCTGCCA